ACATTTTAAATGTATCAAACATGCAGTAATTATTCTCTTCACCAAAGTCACCAATACCTCCTGCTTCTGGAGGAGGTATAACCCAATCAAATCCACGATTCGCAGCAATACCTCTTAGTGCTGCATACTGAAACATCTGGTTACCCAGACGACCTGACTTTCCAAGTTTATTAAAACTAAGCATTGACAACCTCTACTAGTTACTATTTTATCACTTATTTAAAGCATTGTCTATATGCTTTCCAGTAGTCAACTGTTCTTTCTGGAATAGGTGACAGAGCTGTGTAGTTCCAATATTCTAGATTATCAATGAACTTCATTGTATTTCTATAACCAATGACTTCCTTTTCGAGATTGGTCACCAAATCTTGAACATTTCTATCTTGGTAAACAGATGCTTTGTTATAGACCACACTATTGGGAAAATACTTCTGAAGTACATAAGCACCCCAAATATCATCCATACGACCAACGTGAGGAAATACTGAATAAAAAGGAATAACTTCTCTAGCAAGGAATGTATTCTGACTATTAAATGGAGAAATAGTATTAGAGCAATATGGTTTTTCTACATCATATTTTACGATTGGTTTCATTGTAAGTCTTGCCATTGCATCAATGTCAGGGTCTCCATCCCAAAGGTCTGCCTGAACCAAAACTTTTCTTTGAGTCTTTCCTTTATATTCAACCCTATGCCTGTCCTGAAGCAATTCGATAGGGAATCCCCGATGCCAAATATTTGGAGTGTTGGTAACGGACAGGGGGTCAAATACCCTTTCATCTGGTTCATACAAGTCACACTCAATGGTTTGACCAACTACAACGTTCTTACCCCAATCATCATATGGAATATTATCATCATCAACAGTAGCAACAATATCTGCACCTTGATTATATGCATATACAAATCCAAGGTTTCTTCTTTGGATTGATTTCCACCCAATAATATCAGACAGTTCTGGACACATCTCCTCTTGTTGCTCAGGAGAAAGATAAACACAGTTTAATTTCTCGTACTCTTCATGTGGTGTCTTTGTATCACCAACAACTACAAGAGTCCAATCCTCTTTATCTGCATAAAGAAGAGTTGCTTTTGTTGGAGGATTAATAGTAGTAGTTACAATGTACTTTTTCATTTTAAGAATTTATCAACAAAGTGCTTAGTGGTGTAGTTATTCTTTAACTTATTGTATGCATTTTCTACCATAAAATTATACTTATCGTAGTTATTGATAACATCCTCTGCTACTTCCTTCAAATGGTTTTCATTATCGATGTATATGAAATCTTCTCCTGGAGTAAAATAGTATTCAATAACATTCCAAGGGTCTCTTTGACAGAGCATAAGAGTCTTACACAATGCTGCTTCAAAAACTCTGGACTTAAGTTGTGGAATAATACCATCTTCAAGATGAGTAAATGCCTCATTGTTTATTGCTCTAGGAAATTCTAGGAATTGTATAGGGGAACTATTATGTCTCCAAAAATTATCAATACCATGAACTAGAGTTACTTTTGCCTTAGCAAAATACTCAAGTTTTCCTGCATAATTTACATTAGTGACACTTGCATCAAATCTACCTATGTGGTCTGTTCCAGCATTATGCCAGAATCCAAGTTGAGTATTATAGTTTGGAACTAAAACATTATCAAAGTATGACTTAAAAGACCCAGCAGGGAACGTAGGTGCTTGCCCGATGTAAAAGAAATCTATTTCCTTCTCCTTATTTTCTGGCTCAAATTTATCGTCAATGGGAAACCAACATTGCTCTCTTTCATCAAAACACTCTGCTGTGTATGGACAAAGTGTTAAAATTTTATCTGCATATTTATGGGCAGTAACACATCCCAAATCTTGCCTATTAGAGAGGCAAAAATTTGGTTCTTCCAGTGTGAGGACTACCTTTTCTTTATCGTTAAATGCAGAAGAAGTAATGTTGTGATGAAAGTCAGACAAAAACAAATAGCAATCTCTTGCTACATCTGTGTATGCTTCAAATCCTAAATTGAAAACAGGGTCATCATACTGACCTCTGCTTCTCCCGTAAATAACTTCCATTTTATTTTAAAGAATTAAATTTTTACCCAACGATCAGGGGTAACATCCGACATGTTGTAGTTAGAATATGCTTTTCCCAACCATTTCTTTGGTGCTACTACTTTACCAGAATTATTCTGCAACCATGCTCCCCACCATGACATAGAGCTATTTGCAATTATAGCACCTTTACACATAGTCATCAAGCACATATCCCAATAAGGGACAAGTGAGTGCTGAAATGTGCCATCACCAAGTTTAATTTTATTAGAATAAGTTACATGATTTTCAGAAATTAAGAACCTATCTCCTTCCAAAAACTTTTGTTGATTACACCAATCCAAGTCATCAGAAAAGACAAGAACAGGAATATCATTATCAAAGTGAGAGAGACCTTCCAAATAATATTCTTCAGTTAGACATGGGTGATGGTCTGGAGTAGCAATATAATCTCCTCTACGGACATGAATAAAGATACAGTCACCGACTTCATCTATAATTTCTTTACAGTCACTATAGATATCATCTTTAAATTGAAAGTCACATCTAATATCTTTCTCCACATTACTGAAATACTTTTCAGTTTGAAAGTAATCATTTAGATTAATATTGTCTGGACAATTATCAAAAAGTTCTCCATCAAAGTGAAAAGTTCCCGTAGTAAGTGTAGGGAATTGCCCAAATCCAATGTTCTCATCTTTGACTGATTGCATTCTAAAGCAGTCAAAGAGACCATAATTACATGTAGACTCTGCGTCCTGTGGTGGAATCAACCAATCATAATGAAGATTAGCAGCAATGCCACGAAGACCTGCATACTGGAACATCTGGTTACCCAGACGACCATTAGAACCCAGTTGATTATATGAAATTGCCATCAGTCTTCCTTCACAAACAATGCGTCACCCCAATCTTCAGTATGTTCAAAAGTTTCTACATGAGCAAATCCTTTACTATTGAGATACTCAGTTAGTTCATCAAACATCACCCCACCTTGATAGTCTGGATTATTCCAAGTTGCTTCAGTAGTGATGTATTTTACATGATTCAAAACTTCATCAGCACCTTTAAGAACCATCAATTCTGCACCTTGAGTATCCATGTCAAGAATTTGATAATCCTCAAATGAAAGTTCATTATCTATAATAATACTGTCTAGTTTTGCAACTTCAACTTGAATAGTTTTCTGGTGCCACTCTTTCATTTGGTCACTACTAGGTTTCAAGAGAGAAGAACAACCCTTGTTACCAACCATGTACCCAGCATCTGGTCCGTAACATACATGAAAATCAATCTCATCATTATCACTATCTCCAGCAGCAACACAAAAACCAGTGGATTCTACACTGGTCTCCGCATTTTCAAGGAAACAAACTAATTCTTCAAATACTTCTGGATTAGGTTCAATCCATACAACCTTCTTTGCTCCGAGTTTCTCGTAGTCATAGATTTCTTCACCACGATGTGCCCCTACATGAATAGCACCTTCAACTTTGACATTGTTATCTTTAAAATATTTGTAAATCATTTGAAATAGTTAGTGTAGATATAATCTTCTGCTACTGGAAACTCCAGTGAACGTTGATAGTTATCCTTTATAGCATCCATTTTAGAGTAATAAAGTTCTTCAGTCAATGTAGATACATCAAAGTCATCATCCAAGAAGATAATTCCATCTTCATTAAAGTATTCAGTAACTCCTCTGCACCCATAGAAGATTGGAATAGTACCAGTAGCAAAACAGTCTGTTAATTTCTCTGTGAAATAAGTATCATACACAGCATTCTCTACGGCAATAGAGAACATATAGTCACGCAGACCATCTTCTTTGCAATCAATCTCTTGGAATCCACGACCATACAGGTCAACTTGGTTCTTGAACTTTTCAACAAACTCAAGTCTCTTCAAGTGTCCAGGAATCATTCTCTTATTAGAAGAAATCATCGAAACAAGTTTAGTCTTCTGAAAGATTTGACGGTCAACCACCCAAGGAGCAGCATTGGTTACCGAGTACATGAACTTTGGGTACTTTGCACAAAGTTCTTTATCGCAACTAATAATACCGTCCACTCGGGAAGCAACAAAGTCGTAGTTTGCAAGAATCCAATCATAGTAAGGTTGAATGATTTGTTTTGATTCTAGCAACCAAATGTAAGTTGGTCTTTCATTGACCTTACTAAATGGTTCTAGTGCTCTCTGATTGACATAAAAGTCAACCTCACCAGAACCATCATATGCCCAGTCAGTAAACTTTTGTTCGTTCTTATCTGAGGATGATGGTTCTAGTCTATCGTTACAGTATAGATTAATTTTGAACGTCATATTCCTTTGCCATCTCATCAAACACTGCCTTAATGCCATCTTGAATACTGGTCTCAGGCAACCACCAATCCATGATGTAATTATCTGCTTCGTTTCTCTTATCTAACTGAACACTATCTTTTGCAAGTCCAGGTGTAATATGAACAGTCTTTCCAATACGAGAGAAGAGTCCTTGAATAATTGAAGCAACTTCCTTAATAGTCGTTGTTCTGAAGGAAGTAATGTGAAGAGGGTCTTCTGGTTTGAATTGAGTATAGGAATTCATTACTGTCTCCAATGCCTCGCAACAGTCCTCAGCATAAAGGAACTGACGTTCTTCAGTACCGTCAGTCATCATTTCAAAGTCACCCTCTTCAAATCCCTTACGGATGAAGTCAGTGATAACATGTGCTTTGTCATGGTCTTTCTCAATACCATAAACATTCCAGAACTTAACAGTAAGTCCTTTAAGTGCCATTGTGTATAGTTCTCCCACACGTTTCATTACACCATAAGGAGAGTAAGACATGTTGCTCATATGGGATGATGCAAACACAAACCGTTTCTTATACTTTTCAATCAGACCAAATGCCTGTGTCATCAATCTAGTATTATTGTCAATGAACTTGAAAGTATGTTGATACTTCTTCAGGTATCGTGACCCTCCAACATCAAACGCAAGAAAGAACACAAAGTCAGTATCGTAAATGACTCGATGCAGTTCTGCATTAGGAATAACTGTTGCATCATGATGCCGACCATTTACGACATCAAATTCATGGACAGTATGACCTTTTCTTCTAAGATATTCTGTAAGGTAGGCACCAATTTGCCCACTAGAACCAAGTACTGTAATTTTCATTCGACAATAGTAATTTTGTGTACATCTCCAAAGTTTACTAGACCTGTGCCACTTATGTGACCAATTTCAGATAAATCAAACTTTTCTTCGGGAATCTCATTCCACATATTCTGATTATCAAGCCACATAGGACCGATGTCATCATGCAATAGTATACCTTTCCATTCCTTATCTCGCAACCATTGCATCATTTCTTTTTCTTCTTTTCCAGTGTGCCAACCAACATCAAGCATTACTATTGAGACATTATCCCAATCAATACTATCGTCTTCAGTAAACTGTCCAATATGCCAAGTAATATTATTTTTTACAATATGACTAGCACCTTGCTCTTCAATGTCATAACTACGAACATGATTGCTCTCATTGAATGAAAGTGCTAGAGCAGAACCACCATGTCTAGTTCCAATATCTAAAATGATACTATTATTAAACTTTGTAGAAAGATATGCATAAAGTTGATATTCAGAAATGCCTGGTTTTTGCCAATCATTAGAGTTTCTAGACATAGCACGAAGATGAGTAATATTTAAGTTTATTACTTCCTCTTTAGAAATTATAACTTCAGACATATATTAAGCTCTTAAATGAATTCCAATTCCTGGTGGGTTATTTTTTAATCTCCAATAACTATCAAACTCTGGATTACTATCTGGGATATCTTCAGCACCCACAAGTCTTGCTTGTTCACATCCTAAACTTGCATGAATAAAGTCATAGTTTTTAGATAGAATTTTCACAAAACCTTCAAACTGATTATCTAGACCTTCATACAACAACCTTCCATTGTTATGTGTTTCTGTGAAAATTTCTTTAATCTTTCCAGCATCAACCCATTCTTTAATAGTATTCAGAACAGTAAGGTCACTTCCCTGACAATCGGAGTAGTAAAGGTCAATGTCTTCGATTCCCTTTTCTTCAAGATATTTGGAAAGGTTAATGGTTTTTACAGTAACCTCTTTCATTACTTTATTGTAATCACCAAACCCTTGAAACTCTTCACTACCAGCACCAAGACTACTAGCAACTCTATTATTAGTTACAAAGAAAGAACTCTCACCATCTTTATCTGAACATGCAGCATTGTTAAGAGTAACCCACTCAAACTGCTGATATCTTTTTTTCAACTTTGCAAAAATTTCTGGGTCAGGTTCAAATACATGAACCTCATCAAAGTGCTCAATCAGTCCCCATAGAGACACTCCTTCATTGGCACCAATATAAACTAACGTACTCACATTCACTCTCCAATAATATCAATTTGAGAACAAATCCATTCGTATGTTTTACGAATTCCTTCTTCTAGAGTTTGCTCATAATCCCAACCAAGATTCTCACGAATCAAATCGTTGTTGGAATTACGTCCACGAACACCAAGAGGTCCATCAATGTGAATCTTAGTTACTTCCTTTTCAGAAACTCTAGCAGCAGTATCTACAAGTTGATTGATAGTAACCATCTCCTCAGAACCAATATTCACAGGTCCAAGGAAGTCAGAATCCATCAATCTTCTGGTTGCTTCGATGCACTCGTCGATGAAGAGGAAACTTCTTGTCTGTTCTCCGTCTCCCCATACTTCGATAGCACCTCCCTCAGACGGAAGATAAGCCACCTTTCTACAAATCGCAGCAGGAGCTTTTTCTCTTCCTCCTTGCCACGTACCTTCGGGTCCAAAGATGTTATGATATCGAGCAACACGTACAGGAATCCCGTGGTTGCGATTGTAAGCCAGATATAGACGTTCACTAAACAACTTTTCCCAACCGTACTCAGAGTCTGGATTTGCGGGATAAGCAGAAGACTCCCGACAATCAGGATTATTGGGATCAAGTTGGTTATGCTCAGGATACATGCAAGCAGAACCAGAGTAGAAAATTTTAGTAGTATTTTTACCGAGTTGTTCATTAAATTTACGTTGCTCTTCAAGAACATTCAAATTAATACTAACACTATTATGCATAATGTCAGCATCGTTTTCACCAGTAAAGACGAAACCAGCACCACCCATGTCAGCAGCAAACTGATAGATTTCATCAAAGGCACCAATGTACCTATAAGGAACAGAATTATAGAAATTGCCACGATCCCCCTTGTACTGAAGTACACGACTGACAAAATCTACATCACGTAGGTCCCCCTGAACAAATTCATTTGCTTCAGTAGGAGAAAACTCAGGACGTTTAAGGTCCACACCCCGTACCCAATAACCTTCGGAACGGAGACGTTTGACCATGTGACTTCCAATGAATCCACCAGCACCAAGGACTAGTGCCTTCTTTACATATTGACCCATATTAAATCAGAGACTTATAATAAACCATAGTATATATCATACTAAAAAAGAGGGTCATTGTAAACCCCCCTCTCCGTTAGTATTCAGGCTCGCCACTTGTTCTTTTAGACGTAAGGAAAAACAAGAAACCTTTGCAGATGTCCGCACCAGCAGGCTTAACCCTTATCCTGCGGGGTATATTCGATAGCACTTAGCTCCACCACTTGCTCTTATGGAAAAGCAAGAAACCCGAGGGGTCGTAAGAACCCATCCCGACCAGGGTGCTTTTTAAGTCATCCCAAGACTATGCTCGATGAGAGGATCGAACTCTCCTTAGGCAAATTATGAGTTTGCTGCATTCACCAGATTGCTAATCGAGCTTTCATTTTGTTCTTTAATACGCACTTTTTTTTGTCTGTGTTCTTCACAAGCATTTTTAAACTCTTGACTGTCCATTTTTTTAGACCACCCATTGTATAACCACCCAGTAAGGATATACTTATCATTAGAATATGGCATACACCCTCTATGACTATATGTCCAAGTAGATGGAAACATAACAAGTTTTCTTTTTTCTGCTTTAATTTTCACCCCATTAGTGAACTCAGTTTCACCACCATTATCCACTGTATTCAAATACCAAATAAATGTCAAGATTCTACTTCCCAGTTCCTCATCAAAATGATAATCATTATGCCAAGTATAAAATCCAGTGTTGGGTACATACTTTTGGATATGATATCCAGCGTCAACTAAATTAACAACATCATTAAAAATGACACAGTTATCAATGGTTTTCTTTATATGAGCATAGTATTCATTTGAAGATTTGGTAAGTTTTTTGCAAATAATACTATCTTCTTCTTTCCAGTGAATACTATTAGGAGAAATTGCCAGGTCAAGAGTTTCTTTTATATTTGGATTATATCCTTCACCAGTAACACCTTTATACATATCGTGCCCTGGATCTTCTTCAAATTTTTTAATTAAATCATCACAAAATTCATCAGTCAATGAATTTGGAACTTCCCAAATATATGGGTCTTTAGCATCCTTCTTCATGGTCAGTATACATTTTAATCATATCATCATCAGCAGGAACCATTACTGCTCTCTGCCCATCTTCGGTTTCAATAATATATGAGGATTTATTTTCTTCAATATCCTCCATATATTCATCAAAGTTTTCTTGGAACTGTGCGATAGGGATTACTGGGAAATCCTTAAACTCGTGACCCATGCAACTAAAGTATTCTTATAAGTATATAGTATCACTTATGAGACCGTTTGTCAAAGGGTTCCCAGTGTTCCCAACCATACTTGTGAACTAAGTGCATACCAATAATGGGCACAAAGACTAAGAAGAACCCCATGACACCTAAGCACCATGGAGTTTGCATTACTGACCTAACGAACAGTTGAACGTGATTCATTTAAGTACTTTGTGTGCTGTTCCATCACCATCATACTTATCTGTGTCATAATATCCACCTTTAGTTCCAAAATATAGTGTTGTCAACACAAATGGAATACAGATGTATATAAGAAAATTACCTAACATTTTTTTCCCATCCTTTATTGCAATGTTGACATCCTTTGCCACCACACTTTGTACATACCCAATGAGTTTTATCGGACATCATGACCTCCAAACATTGCTCTCATAGCATTCAGAACCTTGGCCGTGAAAGCACCAAGACGGCGTGACTCAAAACGAGCCCACAACGCACTGCTGATGACAGGAGCGGGTACGCCAAGATCCACAGCAGCGTGAACAGTCCAACGACCCTCACCAGAGTCTGATACTCCACCATCGAACTTGCTAAGCTCTCTATTACCGCGTAGTACATCAGCGGTAAGGTCAAGCAACCAACTGCCAACCACACTACCACGACGCCATAACTCAGCCACTTCAGAAACGTCAATATCATACTGATAGTCTTCTGGGTTATCCATTGGAGCAACTTCAGCATCACCTGCAGCAACGTATGCTGCCCCAGTATTTGCTTCATGCAGGATACCAAATCCTTCTGCGTATGCTTGCATGATTCCATATTCGATTCCATTATGAACCATCTTTACAAAATGACCTGCTCCAGGTGGTCCACAATGTAACCAACCATACTCGGCACTTGTTGCCCTTGTTGTTGGATCAGTTCTTGGTGCTGAACCAATCCCTGGTGCGAGTGCCCTAAAGATTGGAGCGCAGGTGGATACTGCAAAATTTGCACCACCAACCATAAGACAGTATCCACGCTCCAGACCGTAAACACCACCACTAGTACCGCAGTCAATATACGAGATGCCAAGTTTAGAT